GCCAATCATCTTAACTTTCATTTCAACATCATCAATGCTCTTAAAAATATCTCTGCTTGGGATATCTGTAGTCATACTGTCTACACGCATACTAACCAAGTTCTCAGAAAGTTCGAATGTCAAATAGATTACATTTAACCCTGCCAGTGCCCAGTTCACACCCAAGTTTGCCAAGAACAAACTCTTACCACTACCACTACCACCTGCAAAGATGTTGAGTTCGCCTCTGTTGAATCCGCCAAACAGTTTCTTATCCAGTGCTGGCCAGCCTGTGCTTACTTGTCCGTTTTTGTCTTTGATCGCTTCCAAACGTGCTTTAGGATCTTTCCAATAATCAGTACCAAGATCTTTTTGCAAACCAATTTGCACAGCATTTTTAACCAAGTCTTCAACCGGACCATATTCACCTTTCTCAAGCAAGTCAGCACTCTTAAGTATTGCTGTTTCTAGTGCTTTATGCCTGCTGAATGTTTCAAATTCTTGTAGTAGCCAATCATAATGATTCTCCATCAATTCGCCAGGATGTGTTAGATTACCATCAGTGGCCGCATTGACCATATCAAACGTAGGCATAGCATTGTGTTCAACTACATAGTCATTTAAAAACTTTGCCTGCGGTTGTAAACGTCTATCAAATGTTTGTGGATCAAATACACTTTGACAACGCACAAATGTTTCAGCATCTGTAAGCATCATCTCAAGATATACTTTTTGTATGTCGTATCCGTAATCAGTGTTTTGTCTTGTCATTCAATGCCTTTTGTAAATCTTCTAACGTTTCTATAAATTTATATACCATTGCTTTTTGAACTGGTTCAGATACTTCAGAGCCAATCCTAACAGCATGTATCAGTTTAGGATATTCTCTATTCAATCTTTTGTTTATATCTGACTCTTTCATTATACTATTATACTCTCTGATACCATCTTTTGTCAACCGAAACTATTTTTGTTTTAGTGTGTGCTAATACTGCACCTATACAACTACCAGGGTCACCAGGGTTAGGTGGCACCCATATGTTTTCCCAATCTTTACGTATCTTTTCTACACCAATCTTGTTCAATGCGCCGCCACCAGCAATACACAAGTTGTGTGCATCTGTTTCATGAAATGCTTTGTAACTTAATGATTTAAGTGTCTCTTCAAATATCATTTGTGTAGTAGCGGCTATGTCATATAGATCTTGTTCCTTGTGTAAATCAGGCCTCCACCATTTACAACCTCTGTGTAAGTTTTGTTTAGTATGAAACATCAACCCTCTACCATAACCTAAAAGATCTCTGTTTATGCTTTTGTACAGTCTGACAGGGTCTCCTTTTTTCGCCATATCAACAACAAGATATTCGTCACGCTGAGGTTGTAATCCTAAACGTTGTGTCATAGCCGAATAAAATAAACCTATACTATGCGGATAACGTTGACTGTATATCTTACGTAATTTGTTTTCTTTGCCATGCCACATTGTAAGGGTTTCGAATTCGCCAATACTATCAAGACAAATCACTGCACAATTTTCATAGGGTTGAGTAAAATATGCATAGGCCGCATGGCTTAGATGATGGGTGGTGTATTTTATAGGTACGGTTATTCCCCACTTTTCTAAATAAGTGCGTATATTATTTTCTTCTCGACACCAACCCTGTCCAGCATATAATTGACGTAGTGTTTTTAGAAAGGGACGTTCATACCAATATATCTCAGAGGGTGGACCAAAACTCTGCCGGGCTACTTCTATTAAAGTCCAGTTAAAGTGGGGGTCGTTAGGAACGTCACTAAAATCTTTAGACAGTGCCGCCCAAAGTAATTTGTTATTATCAAATACCGCTAGACTTGCATCGTGGCTGTTTCCAACCATACCCCATTTAATCATTTTTCAATTTGCTCCAAATCTTATGTAACACAAAAAACCATATGCTATTCACTGCTGGTTCAACTAGTGCTACTGCTCCTGCTTCCCAAATACTTGCTCCTGTCATTAATTTGACAACAAGCATTGCTATGATTACATGCCCTATAAAGAATATAACAGCAAGTGCAATACTACTTGTTCCTGCTATCCTTTTTACGGCTTCCCACATTCCGCTTCCAAACTCAGTCATGACGTACCTCCATATAATATATTTCCATTTCGTGTCCGTGCTTTGGGCTATCAAACACATCTGTTATTTTTAATTTTGCTTCTTTAATTAGTTTTTCAAAAGTTTTGTGTGTACTACCGTTTTTATTTTCTTGTAATAAAATAACTCCATCTTTAGATAACTTGTTTTTAACATTTGAAAAAAAGTTTTTATGAGCTTTCCAATTGTAATCCACTAAAATTTCTGTTATGTGACCTTTTATTTCCCACCCCATCTGACGCCACTGCATAGCATCCAATGCTGTTTCTTTATCTACAAAATGTGGCGGATTGCCAACTACAAGATCAAACTGCATATCTATATCATCAATTACGTGTGTATGATATATTTTACTATTCAAATTATTTGCTATTTTAGTACGTTCAAGTAAATCTATTGCTGGCTTGTAAATCTCATTAAATACAATATTTTTTGCTAGGCCTGTAGCAACTAATCCATGTCCTAAAAATCCTGCACCAGCACACCATTCAAATGCATTATTAAAAGTCTGTGCATATTTTTTATCTATTATGTGTAAACATTCTACTCCAAAAATATGCCCGCCACCGATGGTTTCTTTAGAACAAAATACATCTATTTCATTAATACGCCATATGTCATGTGTTTCAATTTTCATTTATAAATGTAAGGATCCTTCTTCCTTAATTGTTTCATTTTCTTTCTTAATTTATATTCATCATAGGGCCATCTAATTATTTCCCAAATTCTACTTAACCAAACCATTTTTTTGCTCTCAATCTTATTTTAAGCGGGGATTCTTCCGCCGCAGTTACTATGCTATGTAATGCATATAGTCTACCGTATTTACTTACTGCATCACCTACATCAGCCATGTCTTGATTCCAATCTGGCATACTCACGCTCCATCCATAATCAATTGCTTGTTCGACTAGTTTGCTTCCTGCTTTATCTCTATCAGGCACAACAATGATTTGCTTCTGCAATCTATTCAATAACAGTGCTTGTTGTTCGTTAATTTCTGATCCGCCTAATGCACACCCTTCTAAGTGTAATGCATCTACTTGTCCTTCTACTAAGATACAAAACACTTTATTAGCACGTTGTTCATCTAATCCATACACAAATCCTGGTTGGGCCTCTGTGAGATATCTTGGTTTTTTATCTGGATTGACAGTACGTGCAGTCCAGCCTACAATACGTTTTTCGTAGTAGAAAGGAATAATTAATCTATCGCGATAAGCAAGTTCAGGTGTCCAATAATAATCTGTATCATCTATATATAAATTACGTTGCTTCATATATTCAAATATTTTAATTAAATTTTTATCAATACCACCTGGCTCCATTGAACAGTAGTCTGCCCAGTCTTGTAACTTACGTGCAGATTCTGGTAGCTGTACTGTTTTGAATGTAGGAAGTATGATTGATCTTTCTTGGGCTTCTACACCTTCATTTTCACGCATAACATCAAGTGCAACTTTATTGATTACATCATCGGCTGTGCCTAACCATTGAAGTAACCTACGCATTTTGTGTGAAAAGGGTCGCCCCGGTTGCCAACTACATTTGTAACCACAGTTAAAACAGTGATAGGAGATCCCGCCGTCATTTTGTATGACGCCTCCACGTCCACGTGTATCTGCTGTGTGTCCATTATGATGACAACACGGGGCATTGAATGAAGTCCAGCCACTAGGAGTAGTTTTCCTTTTAGCAGGCAAATATGTCAGAACTGTATCTACGACTACACTCATAATATCATTATAGCGTAATCAGATTAGTTTGTCAACTAGTTTCTTACCAATATCTTTGTTATTTTGTTTGCCGGATCTGAAGTAGTTTTAAAACGAACATAACTGAAAACACCAGTGTAGTTTTGAGGGACAGGATCTGTTTCACTACCTGTTAATGTAACAGTAGCAACATCGGCCCAGTTGTTTGTCAGCGAAAGTTGGTTATCTAATGTAGCTTGTATAGTTACATCACCGACATATCCGCTAGTATAAAATGCCGCAGTATGTAATGCTTCATTGCCGTTGATACCTGGCTCAGCATTAATACCTTCTGTGGTCCAAACATCGTCTTGAATTTCTGTAAAAGTTGTAACACTTAAACTTTCAGCAGGTGATGGAAATGCATCTTTGCTTATCTTAATTATTCCATTTGCCTCAAAGTGCGAGTATGCATATGTAAGAGTTTTTGAATTAGCACTATCTACCAAGTATGTATTATAAGTCAAAAATTGTGCAGGTATATTAAGTAAGTCGTTCTCTGTAATAGTAACTTTAAACTTTCCTCTTGTATCAGAACTGTCATCTAAAACAACTCCGTCGTGTTCTATTACTAATTTATTATTTTCATCAAATGCTACAAACTTAGGTGTGTAGTTTTGAATGTTTAAAGGTTTTTGGTCAGCATTTAGGACACGAAATTCTAATGTGTTGTCTATGCCCTTAAATACTTCTAATTGTTTTTGATACACTGGTCTATACTCCGTTATAAACCCGTCGCCGTTTGCGACTAGGGTAATTTTATTATTGACTAAATATCTTGGTATAAGCATACTAATATTTATCGGATTAATGTTAACAAAAGATATAGAACAAAATTTTCCATACATAAGCGTAGTCACTTACGGTGGCAATGAATATGTGGGCATCATTGCAAACCAAGATCAGTATGTAACAACAATGTTTGTTTATACTAATCTTAAAACAGATGATGAAAAAACACGCTTATTAGAACTTGGAAGTGTATGGTGGTGGGAATCAAATAGAATGATTCCAATCAATATATTTCTACGTGAAGAGATGAAAGATTTTAATTATTGTTTGTTGACTATGAATAGTAAAGATGTCAAAGTTACGATTGGTCCTGTAACCAACATAAACAATTTATCAGTAAAAAGAGTGAAACGTAAAAGTGTTCAGTTGATAAGAAAACTTACTTAAGGTTTTCACATATCAAATTCATGTGTACCACACATGCCACAGCATAACTCATGGCATGTGCTTTCTTAAAATAATATTCACCATTTGTTGGTTTTATCCAAACTTCTTCTAGTATTGTTTTCCAATCTTCGTTTGCTAGATGTCTTTTGGCTGGTCGAATGATTGCTAGGGTCGCCGCCAATTGTTCTACCGAGGTAGGTTTCAATTGTTTCAATAGATCGCTGTGACCGCTTACGTGAAAGACTTGATCGACGAAGTCCTGATGCTCCAATAGTTCCCATAGTGGCTCCTTTCTCATTAGGCTTGTTAAATGTGTCTCGTCTTTTACATCTTTGTAAATAGACACATTTAGAAAATCTAATTTAAAGTATCCTCTATCTTCGGCGGTCTTGTAGTCCACTGTACATATATTATCAACAGGATTATGAGGACATTCTGTAACATACACACCTGTGTTATGTTTTTTTCCTGTTTCTAATTTTGCAACTCTGTGATTCAATTGCGATAATATTATATCTCTATCAGCAAAGTCTATATCAATATCAGGCAAGTGTTCCGTCCTCTCTCATCTGCTTTCTTATTTTTGTTGCACTTATTTCATGTACGTCTTTACCAAGATCATGTTCGGTAAATGTATAACCTACACCACGGCCGTAACTGATATCAACAATATTAGGTACTGTCATAATCTTGTATTCTACTCCAAATATAAAATCGTGTTGTGCTAACGCCATTTCAATGTTAGTCCAAACTGCTTCAACATCAAAAGGATTATCTGTGTTACCCATGCCAGCATCAACGCCTTCAACATCTCTTATCATTATAACAACTTGTCCGGTAATTGTCAAGGCCTTTTTAAATAATTCTGTATGACCTTGATGCCAAGGTTGCCATCTACCTATCATACAGGCTGTAGGTTTTTTATTATCGAACATTATATCTATCCATGTAGTTTGCCACAACTTCACTTAATTGTGCGTGTGTATCAGTAAACCATTTTTTAATATGGTAATTACAATTTGGGGGATTTTCAAATAAAACATTTGTGTCTTTATATTCTGATGCTGTAATTGTATCCATCCATACAGTATAATCTGGTCCGAATGCTTTTCTAGTTTCTTCTGTAGGACATACAAAATCTGCTACAGCAACTTTGCCTGACAACACTACTCCATCTGCTAGATGCCTCATACGTTGTGCTTGTCTTATTCTTCCTTCTATAGAAAAATCCCAATCATTATATTTTTTTCTAACTTCATCTGCATTAATATGCACACCATTTATTAAATCTGCAAAGGGTTTTGCCAATGTAGTTTTACCGCTTCCTGGTAATCCAAAAATTAATATTTTCATCAAATCATCCTTGTATAATGAAGATGTTTAAAATCTTTTTTAAAATCCTTACGTACTCTTTCTAATACACTACTATTTGTATAATAAGATGGTAATGCAAGATTATTTTGTTTAGACACATTTATTTTAGGAAATGGTTTTGTAGTGTGAAGGTATACTTGTAATTTATCAAGTTCGGTTTCTAGTTTAAATTTTTTATGTACATAAAATTTATTATCATTCATAATATAATCTATTTGTAGTCTCCAAGGTTGATTGTTTCTTAATGGAGATATATAAGGCCTTTCCATAACAAACTTTTCCCAAGGATAATCTTTTCTTAACCAACCCATTTGTATAGTGTAGTTATAAAAACTTACCAACCTAGCATAAGGATTTCTAACAATACAAAATCTTTCTTCGTTAGGATTTTCATTGTAGTATTTGTAAGCAGTCCTATGTTTTTTTGTATGGGCACCATTATCCTTTGTACGCGGAGTATTTATTTGTAATCTACTTTCTCGTATGTGTTGGATAAGACTTCGACCAGCAGTCTTTGGTATATGTATAAATCTTCTCACAGATTACTTTCCTTAGCTACTTGCTTTGCTAGTTCAACATCTTTAGGTAATTTTCTAAAACGCATTGCCCAATGTTCAGGATTAATTACATGATAAACCATTTCTAGTTGTTCATCATTAAATTTACTTAGCATATTTTTACCACTAGCACAATTTAAAAGTAGCCAAGGACTTATTTTTCCATCTTTAATATTCCACACAGCTTTGTTCAAACTTATGTAATTAAAATAATGATTCCAAGCTGCAGGCTCGTTTTCGCTTGCCCATTCCATCATAGTTTGAACGGATCGTTCAAGTGCAGTTGTAACATCTTCTTTAAGTATAAATTCTAAAACATACTTTTCATATAGCTCATCCCTACACCAATGATCAAGTTTTACTCCGCTTGTTACAACATAATCAATATAACGCTCAGGATATAGAGGACGCACATTATTGATAAACGAACCAAACTTGACGAAAGCATTGTAGTATTGCGAGTTACAAAAGTCTTCATATGTTTTTTCTTTCTTTGAGCCTGCACTTAATTTATAAAATCTATTAAATGCATACATACCATAACGTACACGTTTTTCATCTTTCTGTAGATGTCGACGTTTCTTTTCACACATATGCGCCGCAAGAGTTTTTTCTCTTACGTAACTGCTTCCGCAATATTCGCACTTGTATGGCTTATCAAAGTTTTGCTTCAATGTTATGGTCTTCTGCAAGTTTTTTGATTTCTGATTTGGTAGATATTCCAGCAAGTAGTTCAACCTCACTTTGTTTCATATTTGGATATACTTGCTCAATAACTTTAGCAAGTTTATTAGTGTCTTGTGTTTTTTTCTTAAAACCAATCCAAGGATGATATTCAATGCCGCCTGTAGAACCACTCATACATAATAGTTGCCATTGCAATTTTTGATGTTTGCTAACTTCCATATAGTTTTTGTTATAGTATTCATTTGTCTTAAATACAGCAAGCTCTTGTTTATCTCTATCACCCTTTACTGAACTTACGTATCTGTTTAATAACCAAAAGCTGACTTGTTTACGTTCTTCTTCAGTTATTTCATCCCAAATGTTTTTTGCACCCATATCTATGGCGGCAAGTATATCTTTTATTGGGAGTTTTTGTTGTGCCATTCCTCTAAATCCTCAGGTGTGTTTATCTCTATTCCTTTATATTGTACACTATTACAGCCTATTTGCCAACCATTTTTTAGCCAACGTATCTGTTCTAGTTTTTCAATTTCTTCTTCTTGACTTACTATTTTAGGATATTTTTCAAGAGCTTCAGCAGAGTACCCATATATTCCTAAGTGCCAATCACCGTATCCTGTCATACCTCTCCCAAACCATAATGCACGGTTATCTGCTCGCACCATTTTTACTGTGTTAGGGTCATTTTGTTTTTCTTTAGGCATGGTTGTATATACCGTTGATACATCACAATTTTTTAAAGTAACATATGCAGCAGAAATTATTTCTTCTGTTACATCTGCCATATCACCTTGTACATTAATATAATACTTGTAATCTACAAAACCTTTTTTATGAGCGCCTTGACATCTTTCAGTGCCGTTTTCATATGGATGTTTATCTATGAAACAATTAGGTCCTATTACATTGTAGATCCTTTGATCATCTGTAAGCACATATGTATCTATTTCTGTACTTTTGCAAATATCAAATACACGTTTAATCAAAGGCACACCATTTAATTCTGCTAAAGGTTTACCGTCAAATCTAGTACTGCCCCAACGTGCTGGTATTAGTATCGCTGCATTCATAATGGTCTCCTACTGTGCATTACATCTATCGTATAATTTTTAATCAACATATCTTTAGGTGCAAGCATAATCTGATTAATAATCATTTTTGCAATATCTGTTGTGTTCATTTTTCTTGCATGTTTATGAGCAACTAAAGGTGTATCCATTCTTCCTAATTTAACTTGTACAACTTTACATTCACTGTCAATAAGTTGAAGTTGCATACATGCTTTATCTAAAGCGGCTTTATGTACAGCATAGCGATTTACAACGTCATAGTTTCCATCTGCACTAACACTTCCTATGTTTATAATCATACAATTTCTATTTTTATTTTTTTCAAATAATTTGTAAAGTAGATCTGTTTGTGCCCATTCATAATAAGCATTGTTTACAAATACGTCCCAGTAATCTCTTTGAATAAAATTTTCAATATTTTTAGATAGATCAAAACCGTTTGTTCGACTTAACCCTTCTGTATGATAGTCGTAAGTATTACAAGTATCGTATATAGCTTTACCTAAGCCGCTTGTATGTCCTGTTACAAATACATTCATTACAGTCTTTTTGTATCCTCATCGACCATCATGTGTATAAGTTGTTCAAAATCTACTTTAGGTTTCCAACCTAGTTCTTGTTGAAGTAAAGTGCTATCGCCTCGTAAAAAATCTAATTCAGCAGGTCGTATAAAACTTTTGTCAATTACAATATGATCTTCCCAATCAGTTATTCCTACATAATTAAATGCAGTCTTACATAAATCCCTTACACTATATGTTTTTCCCGTTGCACAAACATAATCCTTAGGAGTCTCTGCTTGTAACATCATCCACATTGCTTCTACAAAATCTCCTGCAAATCCCCAGTCTCTTTTAGAGTCTAAATTCCCTAAATGAATTTTTCTATTTTTACCTGCGGCAATCGAAGCTACGCCAGTTGTTACTTTTCTAGTTACAAATTCTATACCACGTATAGGAGATTCATGATTGAATAGTATGCCACTACAAGCAAACATATCATAACTTTCACGCATGTTACGTGTAATATGATATCCATAAAGTTTTGCTACACCGTATGGTGAACGTGGTTGCATATTTGTATTTTCGCTTTGCCATCCTTTGTCGTGGCTATTACCAAACATTTCACTTGTGCCTGCTTGGTAAAACTTACAATCTTTTTTTATTCTACGTATAGCTTCTAAACAATTCAAAGGACCCATTGCATCTACATCACTTGTAACATGTGCTAGTCGCCAACTACCTCCAACATAACTTTGCGCCGCTAAATTATAAAATTCATCCGGTAACCATTTTTCTACAATATCAAATATACTACCAATATCTGTGACATCACCTGTTTCTAAAATTAATCCTCTGTCCTGCAAATTCAAATATTCAATGTTGTCCCAGCTAGGCGCGGTATATCTTTTCATCATTCCTACTACACGATATCCTTTTGTAAGTAAAAAATCTGCAAGATAGCAAGCATCCTGTCCAGGAAATCCTGTGATAACTGCTACTTTCATACTAGTGTCTCCATAAGTTCTTTAACTTTTGTTAGTTGTTCTTCTAAGTTCCTGTTGTCATTACCCAAGAAAAATCCTTGGTCGTGTATTTCATTTGCATTATCATATGTGCCAAAAGTCCTATAACACAACCTTTCAATCACAGGATTTCTCATAAAATTACCAGCCACTATGGGCCTACACTCAATTCCATATTCTTTAAATAAATTTATTACGTCTTTACGTCTATTACGTAAATTATTTACAAGTACAAAACTGAATCCAAAATAGCTATGCACACTGTTTTGTGTAGGCAACTGTGTTCTAGCATAATCTGTATTATCAAAAAAATGGTGATAAATTTTGCTGTTAATAATGCGTTGGTCTAACATGTCGTCAGCTTTTTGTAACTGTACCTGGCCAACTGCACCACTCATTTCTAAAGGACGTACACAATATCCTGGTAAGACAAATCTAAAACTATCTTCAAAAGGATCTCCTGATTTTGTATACAGAGAACTATCATTACCTATGTCTCTTACCCAACCGTGAGCTCTAAGGCTACGCATGTAATCATATAGATCTTTATCATCTGTAACAATCATACCACCTTCCATTGTTTGCAAATGGTGACTGAAAAAGAAACTAAACGTTCCTGCTGTCCCCCAAGTAGCACAGTATTTGTTTTGATGACTTGCTCCGAAACTTTCACAGTTATCCTCAATTAACACAAGTCCTTTATTATCACATAAGCGTTTTAGATCAGCAAGTTCACAACTGTTACCTAGCAAATTTACTGCAAATACTGCTTTTGTTTTTTCGGTAATTGCTTGTTCTACGAGATTGCAATCTATATTGAGTGTGTCTTTATCTATATCAACAAATTTAAGAACCAATCCATTTTGTTGTACAGGAAAAAATGTTGTACTCCAACTTACTGCTGGTACAATAACTTCGTCTCCTGCCTTCAAATCATATTTAGGATTTTGAACTATGCTAGTAAGTGCGATTAAATTTGCACTACTACCGCTGTTTGTCATCACTGCATATTTGGCTTTTACATGTTTTGCAAATTGTTCTTCAAATTTTGCAACCTCTGGCCCCATTGTATATCTGCCGCTATCCATCACTCTTTGTAATGCGGCTACTTCTCTTTTATCCCAAGTGTCATGTGCTAAACTGTACATAATTTTTCCTTTTGTATATTTAAATGCTACCATGTTTTTTTAGATCAGATGCGAGTTTTTCAAAGTCATCTAACTTTAGCATGTTAGGCCCATCACTAGGTGCTACATTCGGATCTTTGTGGACTTCGATAAAGAAACTTCTGATTCCTGCCGCCGCTCCTGCTTTGGCAAGACGTGGTACGTAAAGTCTATTTCCACCTGACGATCCACCCAAGCCTCCAGGTTTTTGAACGCTGTGTGTAACATCAAAAATAAGATCGGTGCCGTAGTTATCCATAATATAAGCCATTCCTGTGAAGTCCACGACCAA